CTAACCTTAGAGTGTCTTTGATTGTCTCTAGGCTGTAAATGCTGTAATATAGGCATTTCACCTATTAATCTTTGTGTAAATGTACTGAAATCATCAGCCCTGCTTTTAGATGCAGATACTACAAGTATATTACGTTGTGGATTAAGTAATAATTGGTGACATACAAATGCTGAAGTAATCCAAGATTTACCTACACCTCTAAATGCTTCTATTACAAGTCTTTTTTCTTTAGACTGTAGATAGTCAGCTATATCATATTGTATTGGTGTTGGTTCTGGAAGATTTAAATGCTTCCAACAAAGATATAAAAAGTTTTTAAAATTTTTAAGTTTACTATTCATCTGTATCAAAAGGTACTTCGTCTAGTATGTTATCAGGCTTCTTTTGTAAACTATCTGTACTATAAGTCTTACAAACCTCAAGACATACTTTCATTTCTGAAGCAGTCAACTCTTGTCCTGACTTTAATTTTGAATATGCGTGTTTAACCAGTAATTCAGGTAACTCTTTAATAATGTTATCTAAATTATTGTGGTCTTCCTTGTCTGTTGTACTTTTTGAAGGTACTTCTTTTGTTTGGTCGTTTAACATGTATTCCTTTTCTCTTCTTAGGTTTTTCTCTTACTTCAAATTCTTTAAATTTTTTAGCCATTATTCTATTATCTTTTTAATTGCTTTTGAACCATCTATATTTTCTTCTAATTCTGCTTTTACTTTTCCACATTTGTATTCTATGTTATCATTTGCGTCACGCTCTGCAATTCTTTTACCTTTAAGACAATCTGACATAGCAGGTTGTATTCTGTGTTCAGTTAATTCACCGGCTATAAACATACAAAGAGCAACCACACTACTGATGACCGTTTCCATTTGCTCTAACCTTTTCTTTTAAATGTTCAATATCTAATAACGCTTTTTCTAGTTGAGATTTAAGAAATTCTATATTAACTTTGTTAGTCATATTTTGCTCTTGTGTTGCAGTTAATTTTTCTACATCACCATACAAACTTTCAATCAACATAAATTGTTCTTGGTCTGTAGGTTTTTGTTCTGATTTTTTAAGTAAGTCTGCTTGAAATAATTCTCTTGATGTCTCTAAAGACGTGAGCCTAGCTGTAACCTCTGTATAACCAAACACACCCATAACAACACCTGCTATAATACCTATCATATTTTTAATAGGCATACTTACTGATGTATCTTGTGATATTTTCATAAATTATTTTTTAACCAATGAACCACCAAAGTATAATCCAATAATAGCTGATACTAAATTAGTATCTAATGGTGTAATAACCAAACTATTAGAAGATAGTGTTACCCATTTCATTATTTCTTTTTCAGGTATAAAGAAAAAAGCAGGTTTAAATTCTAAATAACCTACAATAACACTTACATCTGGTTGAAATATTGGCATTAATTTAGGTAATAATACTATAGCAAAAACAGCAGTTAAAGCTATAATTCTTCTAGTCCACTGAAAACCTTTGTTGTCGTATTCTCTAGCTTCTTTAAAACCTTTTTGTTGTATATCAGCTCTTTGTATAAGCATCTTTTGTTCTGCTTGTTTTGCTTTTATACTTTGTGACCAGATACTCATTACTCCACCTAATACAGTAGAGCCAAGCATAGTTATCATTTCAAATGGCATATATTATAACCACCATAAAAATACAGACCATAAAATAAATGCTGTTAACATTCTTTTGTCTGTATTCATTAAATAAATTTTAGCTTTATTTTTCCAAAAAGTTGGAGTATCTCCAAATATCATCATACATTATCTCCTAGTTTTTCACATTTCATTGATATATAAATTTGTCTTTCTATAAATTCTTCATTTACAGCTTGACCGATTGCTAATATCGTATTGTTACAATCTTCTTCTGTTTGTAATTTACCAGTTAAAGGTAAATCACCTGTCATGCATAAATTCTGTCCACTAACATTTAGCACACAAAGTAATGCAACTATTTTAAACATTTACTAACTTTCTTTCCTGCATTTACACCATTTTTAATAATGTAACTTTGCGTTCCGTTAGCACCTGTTTCTACTTCTTTTTTTAAATTTTTAAACAATTGATTTTGTTTTTTATTTTGTTGTTGTGTTTCGTGATACTTTTCTAATAGTTTTGTGTCTCTCATGTTTTTTAAATAAATTTTCTAACCATTCAAATAAATTATCTATTGAACCGCAAAAATTATATATCCATCTATCAATCATTTTATTTAAACTGAAAGAACCCTATAATTCCAACAACTAATGTCCCAATAGCTAAGATAACTCTAAGTCCACCTTTACCCATAGAAACATCTTGTCTTAATGATTTAATTTCTTTTCTCATTTCTTCTATAGATTTGAGAATATTATTCATTCGTTCAGCACAGAGTTTTTCATGTGATGAAAGCCTAACCCCAGTAGCTACGTCAGCATACTGTTTTGAGGTCAGTTTTTTAGGCATTAGTCTTCTTTAGCTTCTGCCTTTTCTTCTTGTTTAGCTTCTTCATCTTTAGGAAGTTCAGCTTTTAGAAGATTAGAATAATGACCTTGTAATATATTTACGTCTGCCATTTCCAAGTTTAACTGTTGTTGTTTAGCTTGGATTTGTTGCAACTTACCTAAATATAACTTGCCATTATCAGATAGCTTATCGCTATCGTAGTCTTTATCATCGAACTTAAAGTTCATATTACCACTCCTTAGTTTTAGACGTTAAAGTAGGTGCTTTTTGTGATGCGATTTGTGCATCAAGATTAGCTTTCATATCATCTTCAGTAGTATCTGAATGTTCTAATACACAAGCTATAGCATCTTCTTTAGTCATACTGTCAAAGTCTTGGTCGCTAGTTTCACCATCTGAACCATACATAGATGCAGAGTGTTCTCCATCTACTGCTGTGTATCTCCAATGGATAACTTTAACCTTGTTATCTGCGTCTGTCTCAAAATTTGGGAAAGACCATTCGTATGTTGTTGCCATATTATTTTCTCCTTATTATGGTTTGGGGTTGTCTAATTTAACTTTTGCTATTGCATCTTCCCAGTTAGTAGTGCCATTAACCTTATCCCAGTATTGCATATCTAACTGTTCTTGAATTGATGGATAGGCAGTTGCTCTATCTCTTTGATATTGTTTAGCATCATATTCTGCTTGTACTTCTACCATTTTAGCTTCTATATCAGCTACTGGTATAGGTGTTGTTCCATTTTCCCAAACAATAGTATTTATATCATCTCCACTTACAGAAACTTCTGCTTTAGGATTTATTTTTAATATTGCATTTGCGACTTTATTCATAATTTTATGCTCCTACTTCAAATACTGTTATTGAATTTTTACCACCTTGTTCATTTAACACTCCAGTTCCATTACTTACTCTAAAATAAACTTGATACGTAAGACTTGAGGTACTAGAAGGAGTATCTAAAATAGATAAAGTTGCTGGAAAACCTAAATCTCCATTTGGCCCATAATAGCCATTTAAAAATCCTTTATTTGAAGCTGCTCCTAAATCTGTGCTACCTCTTTTAATTGTTAAAAAAGTATAAGCTGTTGATGTATTGTATATTTGTGTTGATGCCATTACAAATATTTTAGAAGATGTTGCAGATGGAGTTATGTTAACAGACAAAGTATTTGATGCAGTTACAAAAGAGCTTGAAGTTGTACTTCTTGCTGTACTATCAGTTGCAGAAACAACTTGTAAAATTTTTCCACCACTAACACCAGTTAATGCAGAGCCATCGCCTTCAAACGCTGTAGCTTTTACTGTTCCATTAACATCTAGTTTTTGTGTTGGAGAAGTTGTACCAATACCAACATTACCAGAACTATTAATACGCATACGTTCTGCTGATGGAGAACTACCACTTGCTGTACCAAATACTAAATCTGTAGTTGGATTTGTTGAGCTATGTGATGTGTAAAGAGCTTTTATATCTGCACCAAGCCTTCTAGTAGAATCATCAGAACCAACTGATAAAAATCTTATTTGGTTAAAATTACTATTTGTATTATCTAAATTTACTAAACTTATATCTGGCTCTCCACCATCTCCTTCAACTGTTAGCATACGATTTGGATTTGTAGTTCCGATACCTACTTTACCAGAACTGGTGATACGCATTCTTTCACTATCAGATGTATAAAATTTATGTTCATTCACAACATAACCACTTCTAGTAGCAACATAAGCTAATTGACCATTAGATAGATTATCACTTCTAGTTTCTAATCTATAGTCACTATCCAATCCCATAGTTCTCCAAACTTTTGC